GTGTCACTGCGGTCACGTCGACCACGGTGACTTTCTCGCCCGCGGCCTCGGCCAACATCCAGAACAACATTGCCATTACGTTCAGGACGGCCAATTACGTCATCGTTGCGTCCGAGTACATCGTTCGGATTGAAAAGGCCGACGGTGGCGCCTACACCCTTTCCAGCAGCGACACCAAAACATCTGAGGCGACCAGCGCCATCAAGGGCACCATCAACGACATCACCAAGCTGCCAACCATTGCCGAGCATGGGTTCACGGTCAAAATCCAAGGCAGCAAGACCACTGGCGCCGACGACTACTACGTGAAGTTTGAGGCCGCGGCCGGCAGTGGCTTTGGTCCTGGTGTCTGGAGGGAGGCCGTAGCCCCAGGCATCGTCTACAAGTTCGATGCCACGACCATGCCCCATGTGCTGGTCCGTGAAAGCAACGGCACCTTCACCTTCAAGAAGTTCGACTGGTCTGCCCGTATTGCCGGTGATGCCACCACGGCGCCAGAGCCCACTTTTGTCGGCAGCAAGATCCAGAACGTCAACCTGTTCCGTAACCGCCTGGCCTTCTTGGCGGATGAGAACGTCATCCTGTCTGCAGCTGACAGCTACGACCGCTTCTGGCCTGAAAGCGTCCAGACGGTGGTCGATAGTGACCCTATTGACCTGACGACTGGCGGCCGGGAGATCAACTTCCTGGTCAGCAGCTTGGCCTTTGCCAACGTGCTGCTGCTGTTCAGCCGCCACGGCCAGTTCCGCTTGGATAGCGGCACCACGTCCGCCCTGGCTTTGACCCCCAAGTCGGCCACCATCACGCCGATCACCACCTTTGAGATGACCGACGACGTCGACCCCGTGGGGGTTGGCCGGACGATCTACTTCTCAGTGCCCAAGGGTGACTTCACCGGCCTGCGGGAGTTCTTCCTGCCTGATGCCAGCGGCCCTATTCCTACGTCGGAAGAGGTGACGTCCTCGGTGCCGCGGTTTGTCCCGCAAAACCTTTGCAACCTGATCGCCACCACGTCTGAGGAGACGATCCTGGCCATCAGCAAGGACCAGCCCAAGCGCGTCTATCTCTACAAGTTCTTCTTCCAGAGCGACACCAAGCTCCAATCCGCTTGGTCCTACTGGGAAGTGAAGGGCGACAAATCGATCATTGGCGCCGACCTGATCGACAGCGACCTGTATCTGGTTGTCCAATACAGCGACGGCGTGTACCTGGAAAAGGTGATCCTGCGCCCTGAAAACGTCGACACCGGCACCAGCATCGAGATCTTGCTGGACCGCAAGACGACTGAGGCCAGCTGCTCGGTGGCCCTTACTAATCCTGCAGGCCTGGACGTCCAGAGCACCATCACCCTGCCGTACCCGATTGCGGCCAACAGCACGATGGTGGTCGTCGGTCGCTACTTTGCTGGCAACACCGTCCAGCATGGCCAGGTCATCGTTCCCATCAGTCAGACCTTGACTGGTGGCACTGGTGGCAACGGCACCCTGGTGGTCCGCGGCAACCTCACCAACGCCAAGTTCTATGTGGGTGAGCTGTACGACATGCTTTATGAGTTCAGCACCCAGTACCTGAAGGAACAGCCGCCTGGCGGTGGCATCGCTGTGGTGGGTGGTCCCAAGCTGCAGCTGCGGACCTGGACGATGATCTTCGATCAGACCTCCCACTTTGAGATCAAGATCACGCCTCGTGGCCGCACCACTTACACCTATCCGTACAACGGCGTCCACCCTGGCGACGGTGATCTACTTGGAACGCCCGGCATTTCCACCAGCAAGTTCCGCGTGCCTGTGATGACGCAGAACATCGACGCCAAGATTCAGATCGCCAGCAGCAGCGCCCTACCCTGCAGGTTGCAGTCAGCCGAATGGGAAGGGTGGTATCACACCAGGGCAGGACGCATGTGACTGGCCACACCAGGCCATCGGTCGTCGCGGACATCCTGCCCGTTGCCACCGCTATGCGGACAGAAGATCAGGCTGAGGTCATGGCCGGCTGCGGTCAGACCCCAGCCGAGGCCTTGCTGTTCTGTTACTTCAAAGGTTCTCCGTGCATGACAATGCTGGGCCGTAGCGGCAAGCCAGTGGGCATGTGGGGCGTGGTTGACCAGGGCGATGGTTTGGGTCGCATCTGGCTGCTGGCCACTGACGAGCTGGTCACCGACAAGCCCAACAGCATCCAGTTCTTACGGCAGGCAAAGCCATGGCTTAAGGCCATGCTTGAGCGGTACGACGTACTGTTCAATTACGCCGATGCCCGCAACGAGGTCCACCTCAAGTGGCTTCGGTGGATGGGCTTTACCTTCATCGCAAAACATTCAAACTATGGGCATGAAGGTCGGACGTTTCTGGAGTTCGTGAGGATGAGCCATGTGTGAACCCGTCTCGATCACCCTTGGTGTTCTAACGGCTGGTCTTGGCATTGCTCAGAGCGTTGCGTCCTATCAGCAGGCCACACAGAACGTCGAAACTGCCAACGCTCAGGCCCAGCAGGCTTACAACTTCCAGCAGATTCAGGCTGGTTCTGCCCGTGCTTTTGAACAGCTGAGGGCTCAGCAGCAGGAAGCAATCATGGAGCAAAACCGCTTCCTGGCTGATCGGGCTTACGAGAACGACATCTCCCAGCTAAACCTGCGGTTGATGCAGGAGCAGGAAGCCGTGGCCCAGAAGGCAAGGCAAACGGCCCTGCAGGGAGCACAGGCAAGGGGTGAGATCAGGGCCACTGGCCGCCTTGGCGCCACGGTCGACAACCTCATCGCTGACTACTACCGGCAGCAGGCGGCCTTTGATTACGCATCAGAGCGGAACCTGGCCTTTACGACGGCTCAGGTGCAGCAGCAGAAGATGGGCGCCGCGGCCCAACGTGGCAGTCGGCTGGCCAGTCAGCAGCCGTACCTGCAGCAGCCTGTTATTGAGCCGATTGAGCCGATCTACCAGTCGGCACCCAGCAGCACCCCGTACATCCTGCAGGGCGCTGCTGCTGCCCTTAGTGGCGTGCAGACGGGTATCAGCACCGCTGGCGCTATTGGCAAACTCAAGGCGGCTCAGCCGCCAGGCCTGCCCAAGCTCACCGACATACCGACCGGCAAGGGCGCCGGAATCACTGACTGGGCCTACGGGGCCAACATTCCCAAGTTCTACTAAGGCGCCATGGCACGCATCTCCACTGGTCAGACCTTCGGTGAAACCGGCCGGGTCACGTCGCCACGGACCATTGGCGCCGCCGAGCAAATGGCAACGCCAGGGATGCTGGCGCAGTCGACGCTCAGCCAACCAGCTATCCAGCCCCAGGCCGAGCCGGTCAATCTGTACCAGCAGGTAGGAGCACCGACGGTCGGTGGCCCGCCGAAGATCTTTGCCCCGCCTGAGCTGCCTGCTGCCAGTCAGGACATGGCCAACCTGGCCAAGGCCCTGGGCAGCTTCAACCCAGTCCTGCAGACCTTTGGCGAGCAGTACGTCGAGAAGGTCAAGCTCGATGACGCACGGGCCAAGCTGGTCGGCCAGCAGTTTGCTGTTGACCTGCAGGCCAAGTTCCCTGGCCAACAGTTGGCTCAACTGCGCGACCAGCTGTACGTCAAGGCTCAAAGCGGCGATCAGGCCGCGGCTGAGGCCTACGCCAAGGTCCAAGCACTGAGCCCGCTGCAGCTGGCCTACGCCAACCGGTACAACAACAAAGCTCTGCTGCAGAGCGACATCAACACCGCCGCTGGTCGTTTTAACCAGATGGGCGACATCGGCGGCACCCCTCGGGACCAGATCCCATTGGGTGATCCGCGGTTGCAGGCAGCGCAGGTCAGCCTGTTCCGCATCCCCAACGACCCGGTCCTGTATGCGGAGATGGCCCCGCAGATTGAGGCCAAGTACGCGGAGATGAACCGTCAGCAGACCGCTGACCACCTGGCTTACAAGGAGCGCAACGCATCGACGGCCAGTCAGAACGCCATGACCAGCCTGTTCACTGCACAACAGGTGAACCGGGGCCAAGCCATTGCCGACCTGTCCAACCAGGCAACAGCGGCTCGTCGTGACCTTGGCATCGACGGCTATGAGCGGTGGAAAAGCAACGCTGGTGATCGACTGATTGCTGCTGTTATGGCTGGCAGCATTGGCGCCGACGGCAAGTTGGACCTCAAGCGGTTCCAGTACCTGGCTGGTGAGGCCAATGTCATCTACAGCTCCATCCAAGCGGGGCCCAACGGTGAGCTGCTGGTTAATTCACTGAAGGACAAGACTGGTGCAGCTGCTCAGCTTGACTTCACCCAAAAGCTGATGGGGGCCTACCAAGGCTTCAACGAAAAGGCTGAGTACTTCGACAAGGAGAAGGGCGAAGACGTTGGCGCAGGACTTGTTGCCAAGTACCGCCTGAATGACCCGACGCTGTCCCCTGCTGAGCAGGAGCAGAATAGCGCCATGGCAATGGCAGAAGCCACTCAGTTGCCGGTCGACCAAAGGCCTGGTGCGGTGTCAGCTGTGAGAAGCGCATCGGAGTCTGCCCGCTTCATCACCAAGGTCCAGCAAGATCAGACCGAGCGGCAGAACTTTTTCAGCTACGACAAAGACCCAGCCACTGAGATTTCTCGCATCGAGGGCCTGGTGCGCAGCGGTTACATGGATCCGCAGGTAGGCCGGCGGCTGCTGGAGAACTACCGCCAGCTGCAGTCGGCTGACATGAAGCCTTACGTCAATGCAGCCAGGGAGGCCAAGAAGCTGCTGATGGAAGAGGAGATGGCAGCTATGAAGCGGCCAGGCTCTGAAGGTGGTGCAACGTTGACCCAGGCCGAGCGACGCCGCCTGGCAACACGGTCGGCAGAGATCGACACCAGCATCGAGGGCATCCGTCGTAGCGGCCTGGCAACCGGCATCTCTGGACCCGAACTGCGTACCAAGCTCAATCAGTTTGTCGACAACGAGTTCAAACGCACCAAGGCCAACCCCGCTACTCAGACCGCGGTCAAGCCCAGCTACGAATCACCCGAGACCTGGTCGAACACCCTTGGGGCGATGGGTCGCATGGGCCCTGGCAACCGGGCTGCCAACTACCAGCTACAGCAGCAGGTGAAGTCCGGGATCCTGTTCCCAACCAATGTCTACCTGGATAACCTCAACCGTTTCTTGGACAAGGGTGAGCTGAGCGATCCAATGCGCCTGATGATCAAGCGTGCTGGGTACCAGAACAAGCCAGCCCAGTTCTTCTTGGATCAATGGAAGAACGTCTACCCAGGCGTCCCGTTCCCCAAGGAGTACGAGGGCCGGGTCCAGCAGTTGAATGGTCTGAAGATCAGCTTCAACCAGCCTGCTGATGTCCCATCTGGTGGCGGGTCGATGGGCCTGGCGATGATCAACCCCAATGCCCAGCTGGCCATGCGACTCAGCCAGACGGTGCGTCGTGCGGCTGAGACGGCGCTGAATGTCGTGGCCCCTGCTGCCTATGGCAGAGAGATGCAAATGGCCAGCCTTGGCCCGATGAACCTGGGGTCCACCAGCCTGCTTGGCGTGATTCGTGAAATGCGTGGGGCCAACCAGTTCCGTGGGGTCAGCCTGATCAGGAACAAGCGAGCTGGGGATTACCAAAGCGATCCACGGGAAAACTGGTTCTTCGACTTCAACCCGCAGATTGTTCCTCGGGCCGTTGCCAGGGCTCGTCGCCTGAGCGAACAGGACCTTAATGCCCTTGCATTTACTGCATTGACCGAAGCTGGCCCGACTGCACGGGGCAAGTTGGAGGTGGCAGCCAACCTGATCAACCGCTCTGCCATTGCTGGCAACAAGCCAATCGTCGACATTGCCAAGGCTCCTGGCCAATACGAGGGCGTCTTTGGGTACACCCGACAGCAGGTCGTAAGTGCAGCGGAGGGAAGACGAATCTTTGGCAGCCGATACGATCAGCTCAGAAGACTGCTGCGGCAGGGGATTTGATCAATGCCCATCAACATCACCACTGACCCAAAAACCGGCCAGCAGGTAGTCGAAACGCAAGTTCCCAAGGAGTTCCCGAAGCCTGAAACGGGGTACAAGCCCATTGCTTTCAGCACTGGCAGAACGTTGCTGAAGGGCGCCCGTGACCTGACGCAGGAACTGCTGGGCAACCTGCCTGCTGATGAGCTGTCCAAGCTGCGGGTGGCAGGTGGTGTGCCACGCAAGCCTGGTGCGCCTGACGCCCCGATCCTGGGCATCCTCCCGCCACTGCCGAAGGTAGAGGCCAACCCGCTGGAAAGCGTGCTCAGCAGCGTGGTGCAGGGCGGCATTGGCTTCATGCTGGCCAGCCGTGGCCTGGGCCGTGCGGCCCGTGCCATTCCTGGCTCCACTGCCATGGCAGAGGCTGCTCAGCCTTTGCGTGCCGCTGCAGCCCGTGCCGGTGCTGCTCCTGGTGCTCGTGGCTTTGCTGCTCGCGTTGCCACCCGCACGGTTACTGAGGCGCCAGCAAGTTTTGTCACCGGCTATGCCGCCTTCAAGCCAGAGCAGCAGCGCGGCACTCCTCTGCACAACTTGCTGACCGACCTGGTCCGCTCCAAGCCCGGCGACACAGCGTCTGACGCCCGATTCAAGACCGGCATTGAGGGCCTGCTGTTTCTGGATCCGGCAGCCAACGCTGTTGTCGAAAGCCTGGGCTACCTGGCCCGTGCTGCTGTCAGCAGGTGGCAGGCCTACCAGGCCGCCAAGCCCGCTGCTGAGCAGGTCGTCGACACCCCTGCCCAGGCTGTTGCAGAGCCCCCTGCTGCAGAGGTAGCGACCCCTGGCAAGGCCAAGGGCAAGCCCCGTGCCGTTGAGGTCACCGAGGCCTATGAAGCCCAGCGCCGCACTCCCATGTGGGAGAAGAAGGGCGTTGAGGTGCAGGGCAAGATGATCCCTGACCCCTGGGAGTCTGTTGCCAAGGCAGAGGCCGACTACGCCCAAGCCCAGGACCGCGCTGAGGTGGCCGTTGCCCGTGCCGCCAACACCGTGCCCGACGTGGCCGGTGCAGTACGACCTGAGGCCCGTGGCACTGAGCTGCCTTCTTATTCCCAAGTGCGGGAAACTCCGGTAACAGAAATCGCTACCGACCCCCAGCGGTTCCAGTTCAAGGAGGCTGGTCGCCTCACCAAGACCGGTGCCTCTGGCTCATTGAAGGAAGCAGCTGAGTACGACCCGCTGTTCGGGAAAATCATCAGCGTCTGGCGTGACCCGGCTAACAACCAGCTGTATGTGGTCAATGGCCACAACCGTCTGGCCCTGGCTCAACGCTCTGGTCGGCAGAACATCCTGACTTGGGAGATCGAGGCCCCTAATGCCGAGCAAGCCCGTGCCATTGGCGCCATGGAGAACATGGCTGAAGGCATGGGCACCCCTTGGGATGCCGCCAAGATCATGCGCGACATGGGCATTGACCCGACCCAGCTGGCCCAGCGCAACATCAACGTCCGTGGCCCTGTCGCTGAGAAGGCAATCCCCCTGAGCCGCCTGCCCCAGGACATCTTCGACAAGGGTGTTACCGGCAAGCTGGACATGGCCAAGGCCATTGCCCTGGGCAGTGAGCCGCTGGATGAAGCCGTCATCCGCGACGTCGCTGCTGCTGCTGGCAAGGGCAAGTGGTCGGCAGAGAAGATCCTGCAGGCCATGCAGGAAGCCAAGTTCGCGCAGACCTCTGGCCCCGAGGGCGGTGGTGTGCTGCCTGGCATGGAAGACCTGTTCAAGACCACCAACTTCACCCAGCTGCTGGACATCCGCACCGAGGCCTTCAAGGCCCTGCGGGAGGAAATGATTGCCCTGACCTCGGCTGCACGCCCTGGTCGCAAGGGAATCCTTGAGGCCGCTGGCAACGTGATCGACGTTGCTGGCAGCCAAGCCGCAAGGGAACAGGCCGCTGCTGCTGTCGAAGTGTTCAACCGGGTCACCGGTTACACGGGTCCCGTGCGTGACCTGCTGAATGAAATGGCAGGCCAGGTGAAGGGCCGCCGCACTGCTGCTGTCGTCGTCAACGAGAACATCGACCGACTGCGCCAGGCCATTGA